ATGTCTGCGGGTTTGCGGCGGGCATCGGCGCTGGCGGCGATTGTCGCCATGGCTGTCGGCGGAGCGAAGGTTGTCGATGACCACACCCTTCCTGGTAGTGGCTTTTCGGCCGTCGCGACCGTAGCCGCGGACCCAACGGGGCCCACGGGCGGGGGGATGGGCCCTGGGGGTATGAACGGCTCTCAGTTCCAGCCACCGCAAATGCCCAGCTCGATGCCTGATTACCAGGGTGGCAACAACCAGCCGCCGCTGGATCAAAACAATGGCATCTCGATATACAACAGCGGTAGTCCGCAAGCGCCCCAACAGGTTCCAGGTCAGCAGGCCGGGCAGCAGCCCCAACAGGCGCAGCAGCCCGCTCATGGGACGCAGATACCTGACTACCAAACCGCGACTCCCTACACTCAGGGGCCCGGTAAGCCGAATCCTGATTACCAGGCACCGCAACAGAATTCGCCACAACAGCCGCAACAGGGCCAACAGCCGCAACAGCAACAGCCGAACCAACAGCAGCCGCAGAACAAGCAGGACGATACGACGCAGCAGTTGGATCAGCAGCAGCAACAGCGTCAGCAGCAGTGTCAGTCTGCGGCCGAGTATTACGGCATTGCTCAGCAGATGCTTAGTTTCATGGCTTCTGCGGCGGGCGGTGCCGGGTCGTTGTTCCAACAGCCCAGCCGCAAAGTTGGCCCCGGCGACGAATGTAACTGCGCACCTGAACAGGCCGGACCGCAAGACTCCGAGCCGTCGCAGGAGCCTTCTAACCAATCTGTATCGGATCGGAAAGTCAACTGCGAAGCGCCCCGGCAGACAGCCACGGGTGACGACTTGGACTTCAGCATCCCGAACACAGGCCGCAATCTAGGTGGGGATCCGGGCAAGATCGGGGAGCATCCGAAGCTTGACGGTGCGGACAATCCGCTCAATCCGCAGTTTCTTCCCAAGGACCAGCGTCCAATCCCGACTGGGACAGCTCTAGGACCGCAAGGTAAGCAATATGCGTTCTACAGCACGCCCAAATACCACAATCCCGACGGGACTCTCAACGAGCACTATGTGACGCCGAACTCCGCCATCGTCGATCTTGCTCATCCCGACAAGATCATCGGCAACTCACCGTTGGCACAAACCAGCGGAGCATTTGATCCTAAGACAAACACCATGCTCTTAGCAGGGAACACGTCGGCAGATCCGGATACGACCGGTCGTGCGTTGTATCAATCTGCGCCGATCGACCCCAAGAACCCTAATAGCTGGATCAACGGCCCCTTTACGTATATCGGACCGCTGTTATCTGGAAGTCGGGAGAGTCAACTCATTGCTCTTGGCGCCAAGGGAGAAGATGGCTTCTTCTTCGCCGAGTCATCTGCAGGTCGGTCCGCTACGGGCGTCTTGGCGTCGACAGCCAAGGAACTCACTGAGAAAACTGTGGGCGATGTCCTGGTAGAAAACGTTGTCAGTAATATCGGGGGTGTGGATGGGGTGTACGCGCCGACCATCACAAAACAGGGCCTGGATTCTGCTACCAAGATGGGTAGTCTGGAGCTGAAAGTTAGCCAGTTCTGGGACCCCGCCTGGATGGCTGCTAACCGTGAAGCTGTTAACAACGGCACGGCGAAGGTGCCCTACAGTCCACGTATATACACGACTAACTGCACGATTCAATAGGAGAGCGTGATTATGAAGACACGAGTTTCATACGCATCTGCTGCATTTCTTGCACTAGCTATTTCGGCATGCTCTCAGTCCAATATTGCTTCTGCTGAACCGCCAGGATTCCCTGATCTCAATGGTTTCTCAGAGGCGCCGGTAGCGTCGTACACGATGGGCTGGGACAGAGGCTCAAAGACCATCGGGTTTTCAACGGCAAACGGTGTTGACTGCAATTTTGGCGCGCCTAAAAACCCGAACGGAGATAATCAGGAGATTTCTTGCTGGGGCCCGCTCCCGGGCCTTCAGGATGTTCCTGTGCACGGCGGGGATTCTGGACCATGTGACTTCGGCGCCGTAAACCAACGCGGCATAGCCCACACCAAGGGCGCCTGCAAAGATGCCAACCCCGGACGGAAGATTCTCAACCCAGGCCAGAAGGTCTCATATGGGAACGTGACATGTGCGGCCGGTGGCGACGGATTGATCGCGTGCATCGAACGCGTCAGCCCGGAGCGCGGTTTTGTGTTGCAACCATCCGGTTCTTTCGTCTTCTAATCAAACCGAGCAACTGGAAGCAGGGGGCATTGCGTTGAGGGCGCTGTTTGTTGTCATGGGATTGTGTGGCTTTGCCATTGCGGGATGCGCTCAAGCCGAGGAAACGCCGTCGACAAAGCAGTCTGCGACCCGACAGGAATCGACTGATTTTGCGGACATTCCCGGCCAGTTCCCGTCGCCAGGTTCGTTGACGGCTAATGGTCAGGCGGAGGCTCCGGTGGGTGGATGTGTGAATTTGGGCGGCGAGCTGGTGAATGCGTCGTTGACGGTGGTGGATTGTGGCTCGGACCGAAATACCTACCGGATCGTGCAGCGTGTCAATATCCCGCAAGAATGCGGAGATACCGATCGTTCCTACTATCACAATTCCGAGGCCACCGGGCAGTACACCGCATGCCTGGACTTGGCGTGGGCCAAGGACTCGTGCATCAGCCTGGGTCAGCCTGTAGCCAAGGTCGTCTGCACAGACACCAACGCACCCAAACGAATCAAGCCACTCAAGATCATCCTGGACACCACAACACTGGAAGGCTGCCCGTCGGGCGGTTACAAACACCCGCAGCGCAAGTTCACGGTCTGTACGGAGGTCCAGAGGTAGCCCGCCATATGTGGTTGATGGTGTAACTCAACGGCGCTGGACTGCCGATGAATTGGCGGTGACATTGGATCGGACGCTGAGGCCGGCGAGAGGTTGGGCCGCATCAGAGTGCAGATGGAGAAGGCCCGAAAGTGGTTTCAGGGAACTGATATTGAGCAGCTGCTCGTCCATAAACGTAGCGATGCTGCCGAGCCAGAGCAGGTAGTCCGGGCCGACATTGCCTGCTGCGGGCCATCGACGCATCAGGCAATCGCGATCGCATTGGGCCGGTCAAATATCTCGCGCCGAGGCGGCCGCCGATTGGGACGTTACTGTGGTGCCAACCGCAGACTAATTGAGTTGCTTCAGTAAGCGAGGTCAGGGCGCTGGTCGAATTGTGTGGGTTGCGCCGGTAGGCGAGTCTGAGCGGATCGCCTCGTGAGCATGGTCAGCAAATCGGAAGCTCGGGCTGTCGCGTGACCGACGCACAGCTTCATGGCCGTGTGGCCTTCGTTTACGGCTGGATATCCAACGGTGGTAATTCGGATGCGGCGGGGCCGGTGCGTGAGTGCACATACCGGCTACCTGGCACGCCCGCCTACGCGAATGTCGTCTACGCGCTGAATGGCGTAATGCTGTGGGGCGAGGGGCAATCCCGCACCCGTGAGCGGCTGCACTTTCGGGGGATCGGCAAAGGTGATCGCGTCGCGTCGTTCTTCGCTGAGCGCTGATTTAGGGCACATCGAGTTAACCAATTGCGGTAGTGCCGTAGCTGCACCTCACGCGCCAATGCGCAGATAGCGCGGCTAACTGTGGCTCACAGGAAACACCCAGACGTTATTTGTAGGTGACGAGAAGGTAGTCAAACGGTGACCAGAAACGCCCGTGGAAATGGGCACCTGACCTTAGTTTCGGCCCCAGTCGTTGAGCTGAATGATGGGGGCGCACAATTGAATTCGTTGCCGGGTGGGCACTATGGCTATGGGGTGTCCTACCTCGACGAGCATTGCCGGTGGATGCTGCGGGCGGGTCGTGCGGAGCGCACGATCAAGCTGCGCCGGATGCATATGCAGTACCTGGTGGATTTCCTGGGGCGTGACCCTGTTGACGCCACGGAACGGGAGCTGGAGGCGTGGCAAGACAGTGTGCCGTTGGACCAGCTGCGCAACAAGACGGCGATGGTGCGCCCCTACTACGTCTACATACATCAGCGGGGGTACCGGGCTGACAACCCGGCCGCTCTGCTGGTGACTCCTCGCAAGAAGCGCAATTTACCGAGGCCGATCGTGTTCGAGGCGATGGAGCGTGCCATCCTGCATGCGCCGTCCCTACGGATGCGGGCTTGGTTGATCCTGGCGGCATATGCCGGGTTGCGCGCGAAAGAGGTGGCCCACCTCGAACGGGATAACATCGAACGGCGCCCAGAGGGCGGGGTGTTCCTTCGGCTCACGCGCACCAAGGGTGAATACCAGCGAGTCACAGCGCTGCCCGAGTGGGCTTGGCAAATGGTCGAACCGGCGCTTGCACCCGAGGGGCTGTGCTTTCGGCGCGAGCGGGGAACTGGCCCAGTCACACCCCAACAGATCTCGCAGCTTTCGAACGACTGGCTCCACAAGTCCGGTACCCGCTCGACGTTTCACTCGCTGCGTCACTGGGCTGGATCGTCGGGTATCGAGCATGAAGACCTACGGGTCGTACAGGAGTTCCTTGGACACACAGACCCCTCCACAACCGCTATCTACACGGCTGTGGCTCCGGCCCGGATAGCCCGCATGGTCGATTCATTCCGGCGACTGGATGATCTACCGGCATAGGTTTGGTCGCGGCCATCGCCCTGATCACAGCTCGGCGTCGGTTCTCTTGATGTGTCCGATTGTGTGGCGACTTAACGTTTACCGTCACCGGCATTGCCTCCGGGCCGATCGGCGGCGCCGATGGAAACCCCCCGTACCCCAACGGGGCCAAGCCGACCATGATCCCCGGCAAGACGATCCCCATGGCCGATAACCCGCCCGGATACGACCAAAGCCTTGGCCCCGGCCCGGCGCGCGACCAGGCATGGAAAGACTGACGCGCCCTACTCGGGGGTGCCGGTGCGCATCGACAATGCAAACAGGGACGGGCGGATAACCGATGTGCTGAGGCTCAATCCGTGAAACCCACAAGGCTTTTCGCCTCGCTGCTGTTGGTTGCGATGGTGGCGGGCTGCACCGCAACGAACGCGCCCGAGACAACGCCCGCCGCGAGCACGTCCACCATTTCAACACCCGACACGGACGGGGTAGTCACCAGGTTCACCAAGGACATATGGCCAGCCGTGGAAGGCTACCGAGCACCGGGGCAAGGCAGTCCCAGCTACCGTCGGTACGTGGCTGTCGTTGATCCACAGTTGGAGGGGACGGCATGGAATGCGCTCTTTGAAGATGTGCGCTCACTGGGAACGGTGGGCCGCAACAAAGAAACCGACGAGGCCGAAAGCTACCCAACCGGCCCTTTGAATCTCGCCGCCACATCCGCGACTGCGTTGAATGCGTCCACCGCAACACTGGTCATCTGCTACACGTACACGTCCGTCACGCAGCGAACAATCAACGACCCTCAAATCCAGGCTCCGGCAGCATCGGAAGCAACCTTTGAGCTGGCGCAAGTCAAGAACGTTTGGTACCTGCATGCGATCACCAACGATCACGTTGTGCCGTCATGTCAAGCCAATAAGGCTTAGGAATGCCGAAAAACGCCCCTGCTCAGTGGATTTGAGCAGGGGCGTTTTTGGTCGGCTAGTTTGAGCCGCGCAGTTTCTCTGTTACCTGGTGCTCAAATGCCAAGCGGTCCTTGCGTTCTTCTCTCAGCTCACCGCGTAGGCCGCCGATATCGGAGCGCATTCCGCGTAGGTCGCGGCCGAACTCTTCGAGCCGGTCGAGCACGTCGTCGAGTCGGTCGCCAACTCCGTCCACGTCGTCGCGGAGGTTGGTCTCGTGGCTGTTCTTGACCTGGTGGAGCACGGCGCGAAGATCCTTGCGGTATATCCCGAGGACGAGCACGACCAGGGCGATGACAATCCAGGTGGCCAGTTCCCAGCCGTCGCGGGCCAGCGGAGGCAATGGGGGCCATTCGGTGATCGGTACCGGTGGCAGGATCACTGAGCCGACCCGTCCGGCCCACCGCCGCGCCGGTCCTGAATCATCTTGGTTGTGGACAGCCCGGCAGTGATCAGACCGGCGCCGATGGTGATCCACTGGAGCGCTTCGGAGCTCTCCAGCTGGTTGACGCCAACGAGGATCGCCACAGCAATGAGAAAGGTGAGAAGGCTGGCGGCATGAATTGCCAACCGTACGTTGTCGTTGGGCATTTCGAGATCCTTTCGAGGGGTGGTGGTTACGCGGCTATGGCGGGGGTGCGGGTGCACCAGTCGCGCACGTGCTGGATGGCCAGACCGAGATAGGTTTGGCCGGGCCACACTTCACGGAATTCGTACTGAATGTGTGGCGCTGTCGGGGGATTGGCGGTGACGAACCGCAGAGCGATGATCGCGGCCTGTGCTGCGGCGGCCGGGCCGGTCAGCTTGTTGACATCGCCCCACCCAAGTAGGCCCTGTAGCCCGCCCATGACCAGCGGCAGGCCGATGGCTGCAATGCCGGCCGGGCCGCCAGAGAGGGCGCCGAATACGGCGGGCAGCTCGATACCCAAGGCCTTGGTGGCGATCTCGGGGATTTTCGGCAGGATGGCGCCAGCGGCCCCGAGTGGATCCGAGAGCTGAAACGCTGTCACCATGTCGAAACAGTCGTCCATGATGTCCCCGACCACGCCGAGGGGAATGTTGCCGTACATATCGCCAGGCTCGGTGAGCCAGCAGTGCCGGTAGTCCTTGACATCGCCGAACCGCCACGATGAAATGCCCTGTCCAGCAAGGACGGGACCGCCGTAGTAGCTGCCACCATACGGACGCGTGGGGTCGCCGATGCTGAATGAGCACAGGTAGTTATCCGGGTAGTGCTCGGCCAGCCAGGCACGGAACTTGGCCGCCGCGACGGCGCCCGCCGAGTACCCGCCGATGACGACCCTGATGTTGGGGTTGATCCGGTAGCGCTCCAGGAAAATGCGTTTGGCGTCGGCCACGGCGATGTCCACGGCCTTGGCCATCGAAATGTCACCCGGACCGCCAGCAGCGCCGACCGGCAGACCACCCATGGTCGCGGCGAACTCGGGGTGTACCTCTTCAACGAGGTTGGCCACAGCCTGCATAACACGAGATACGTAGTCCTGGCCGATGATGCCTCCGGTGCCCCGGAACATCAGCCCGAGGTGGCGGCCCTCGGGCGGGGCCGGGGGCGCAATACCCAACGCGCGCAGGTCGTTATCGGACACTTCGCCGGTGGGGACCTGGCCGGTGCGGCGCTGGTACTCGGCTGCCCAGGACGCGGCGCGGGGACCGAATTCGTCGGTGTCGCGGGGCAGCGGTCCCAGTAGCCGGGTGTACAGCGGCCCAAACCAGTCGTTCATCACGGCGCGCCACTGCCGGACGGCCTGGTTGCGGTCGCCGATGCGGATCACTTGGACCACACCTTGTCGCGCAAGGTCATACCTTTGGATGCCCATGCCGGATCTCCGGGTCCGAGCTGGGCGGCGATGTACTCCAGCAGCTCGCGATCGGTTGCCGTTTGCGGCCAGACCTTTGCCGGGGGCACGATCACGGGTGGGGATGCCTGGTAGATGCCGAGGTATCCGTCTTGGAGCTTCTTGGCGAATGCGGCGTTTCGCGCATCGCCTTCGGGCCAAGCCATCTGGTAGTGCATTTCGTCCGGCGATCCGATGTTCTTCTCACCCCAGGTGCGCCCCCAGTAGACAGACCCCTCAAACAGATTGAGGCCCTGGCGAACCTTGGCGATCTTGGCCGCTGACATCGTGTACTGCTTCCATGGATACTTGGGTGCGTTCACGTCAACGGCTGTGCCCGCCAGGTGATTTGAGTTGGCCACCTCGTTCTCCAGCGACCAGCCCCAGACCGGGGAGTCGATCTCTTCGACGTTGCGGTCATACCAGTACAGCCAGGCGCCGAGGATGGTCAGCGGGGCGCCCTTGCGCAGCGGTGCGGTATCGACGAGGTAGAGCTCGTCGATGCGCACGATGTCACATTCGTCTCGGTTGCACATGCGCCAACCGTTCTCGGACACTGTATTGCCGTATGCGGTGCGAAAGCTCATCGTGTGTACAACCTTTCAATGCCGGGGTCGATCTCTTGGGCGTAGGAGGACAGCTGGTCGGAGGCCCACCAGCCGAGGCGGAATGCGGCGGCGAACAGGGCAAGACACAGCGCGCCCACGCCGAGCAGCTGGCGGCGCATCATGTCGTGGCCAACGGCGCGAGGGTCAGTGAGTCACTGTTGATGCGGATGATGTCTCCGCTAGCCCCCGACTTGCTCGCGGTCGCCTGGGAAGACCACAGAAAGTTGCCGCCCGTAGGTCCGGGGGTATCCCAGAATGAGACGCCTGCAATGGTTTCCGTGGCGCCGAGGGTGTGTTCGGGGGTATTGGATTGGGTGATCGACCCGGATGCCGCCGCGTTGAACGCGCAGGCGTACCGGGTGGGCACCGAGGACGCGTTGGCCGTTCCGGCCGCGCCGGGATCGCCGGTGTGCATCTTGGCGTACACCGTCGCCGGTGGTGTGTAGGCGGCGTTGCGGCAGATGTGATCGAGCAGTTTGTTCGCCAGGTAGGCCGAAATTCCCCATGCCATAGTGGATTTCCCTTTCTATTGATACGACCGGATATGTGCTATGCCCGTTCCGCCGACGCGGCCGGGGTTGGCGAAGCCGAAAGCGCCGCCCGAGCCGGGGCCGCCGCCGCCTCCGGGTGAGTTGCCGTTGGTGTTGGTGCCCGCTTGCGCGCCGCCGCTGTAGGGCTGTCCGTTGACGGTGGTGTTGCCCGCAGCCTCGCCGGGCTGGTTCAGTCCGTTTCCCGCGTAGGCGCCTTTACCGCCCGCCCCACCGGCACACGTTGTGGTGATTCCGTTGACCAAGAACGTGGTGTCACCGCCCGGCCCGCCGTCTTTCTCTTTGGCGCCCGCAGTTCCCGGCGCGCCCACGGTGCCGGTGATCGTCAGCGCCGATCCAGGCAGATCGATGTTGCGGGCTACGGTGGCGTTGTTCCATCCGCCCTTGCGTCCGCCTTGTCCTGTGCTGCCTAGACCGCCGTCACCGCCGCCCCCGCCTCCCCCGGCGCCGCATCCAACGCAGTCCATGTAGTCGGCGTTGCGCACGATGTTGTGGGTGAACGCCCCGGCCGTGGTGTAGGTGGCCAGCGTGGGCAGCCCGCCTGGCGGATAGCCGAGGCTGCATGCCCGCGTCATGGTTACCGACAGGGCGGCGTCGATCTTGGCGACGCGTTCGGTCACCAGGGCCGAGGACATCGCCACGGTGCGTGTAGCACGGGCAGCAGCTTGTCGAAACGATCGAGCGGGCGCGTAGGTTGCCGTCAGATCGATGCGGCCACCGTTGCAAACCGATGGTGCCGGTCATCTCCAGTGCGCTACTGAGGTCCGCGCCGATCACTTTGGCCAGGAACAGTGCCCGCTCCATGGTCAGCGCCAGCGCGAGGTCCTGTTGGAACGTGGCCTGTAGTTGCAGATCGCGGGTCACCAACACTGGCCGCTTGGTCGCCAGCTGGTAGACCGCCGTCAATGCCAGCGCGCGATCGGCGTGCACCGACAGCACCACGCCGAGGGCTTGCAAGGCTACTAGCTCGACGTGCCCGACGCACATCACCGCCAGTGCGCTATCGAGTCCGATTACCGCGTGCCACCGGCCAGTCGGCGCCGGTGCCGGTACGTGCGGGTTCGGGTACCACTTACCGCCCGAGCGGCCAGGGGCGATGCTCGGGTCTGTAGACCAGGGCATTTAGGGGCCTGCGAACCCCGCCCGGAAGACCATGTTTCCGTCGTCGTCGGTACCGGTGATTGCAATCCAGTTGGCGGGGTTGGTTTTACCCTCGTCGTTGAGGCCACCGCGCACTACCGTGAACGTGATTCCGGGTAGCTCGGGCATGGTGAATGTGGTGCCCGGCTCGGGCATCTGCGGGGTCTGCGGTGCCGTGGACGGTTCCTGCGACAGTTCTGGCGCGGGTGGATCCGGGGTGGGTGAGGGCGCCGGGGGGTCTATTAGAGCCTCGGTGTCCTCTGCGGTGGGTGCTTGCGGTGTGGTCATGGGTGAGTTCTCCTGTGGTGTGGGGTTAGATGAGTTTTCGGCCGGTGAAGGAGGCCACGCCGAACACTTGGGTGATGGTGCGCGAGACAACGGTTTCCGAGCCGGTGGAGCCGTTGGAGCGCACGTCGTAGTCGACGACGATCAGGGCGGGTTGGATCTTGTCGCCTGCGTTGAGCAGGATTTCGAATTCGGCGCCGGGGCCGATGGCGCCGGTGACCTGAACGTCGTTGCGGTACAGGCACCAATGCGGGGTCACCGGACCTTTGGCCGAGTATGGGCGACACGTGGTGGCCAGCTTGTAGAGCCCGGCTTGATCCACGGTCACCGCGCCCCGGCCAAGGTCGGTGATGGTGACGCCATTGGCGTAGTCGGTGAAGGTGAAAAACGACGCCGGTAGCAGGCCCGCTGAGGTGATGGGGTCGGTATAGGTGAAACCCGATGTGGACGAGCGGGTTAGGCTCCACGCGTTCGACAAGGTGGCACTACCTCCCGAGGGGCTGTAATCGGACATGGCGAATGCTGCAATGCGGTAGGAGTCGTAGGTGAACCACGACGTTGCCCGCTGCCATGAACATGGCGTATCGATAGTCCGGCCCGCGCGATGGTGCCGGACATCGGTCGCTGAGGTGACCGGCTTGCCGTTCACGCGGACAAAGAAGTTGTTCCGCTGCAACGGATTTCGATACGGGCGCCCTGTTTGACGAGAAGCCCGCCTTGAAAGGTCATCGGTGTGCGAACGTCCAGCTGGTCCGAGCGGGTGAACTTGCCGACGGGACCTCGCCCTCTTTGGCCAGGCAGTAGGCGCCGTGGTGCGATCGGCGTTGCAGCGAATGAACACCCCGGAGTAGTAGTTTCCGTTTTGGGTGTTGCCGAGCACGAATGAGGCCGACTGCCGTCGCTGGCATAGGTGTAGTTGGGGCTGGCGAAGTAGTACCCGTCAGGGTTGCCGTTCTTGACGCCCGCATATCCCGAGTCGCCCCGATGGTGATATCGCCGGGCGTGGGGCCGGTGGTCCAATCGGTCGCATTCAGCGCGGCCCCGTCTGCCCCGGAGAACACGAAACTGTAGCTGTTGCCGTCGCCGGTGTTCTGCTCGGTCTCCTGCTCTTGCAGGGTGGTCTGTGCGGCGATAGCGCTTTTGAGCGCATCTTGAGACAGGCCCAGCAGCGCCAGTAGCGAGTCCTTGGCCTGATTGATGCGGTCCCCGATAGCGCCCGTGGTGCCGGTGCCCACGCCGTCGGCGCCGTCCTTGACCCCGGACAGAATGTTGCCGAGGTTATCGACAAGATCATCGACCCGGCTCATATCGAAATTGCCGACTACATCGGATGTGCTCAAGTAGCCACCGCTGGTGAGCTTCTGAGTCTTGTTCTGATTCAAGCCAAACCAGGCGATGAAGTCCTGCACGATATTGTTGATGGGCGTGACCACGTTGCCGTTGACAACGTCGCGGATCTGATTGAGAACCGTTTGGATGATCACCAGACCCGAGACTTGGGCCTGCTGAATCAGGCCGACAATCTCGGTCGCGGTGATCTTGCCGTCAGCGGTAATCGCTTGTAGGCGTGCGGCAATGTCGGCTGCCTCGGAGTTGACCGTTCCGCCGATGGCATCGACCATCCCGCGCAGATCCTTGACCAGCTCGATATCGAGTAGGTTCGACGCCCACGCCGAGGCATTGGAGAATCGGAAGGTTCCAGCCGTTGCGCCGCTATCGAGGATGAGCAGCTGCGAGACGTACTTGACTCCGGTGGGCACCGGCCATTTTTCTTGTACTGGAACCCATTGCCAGCCATGATCACCGGAGGGTTGCAAGGTGCCGCGAATGACATCGGCCAGCGGATTGCCTGCCTCATCGAACGGGGTGAATCCGACCTTGACCGGGTTTGATCCTGCGGTGGCGGCGGCGCCGGTCCATTGCGAGGCGGCGCGCAGCTCTAAGGTCTGGCCAGGGAAAACCCGGAAAGGCTCTGAACGCATGACCTGCTGTGTGCCGTTGGCGGTCGCGCGAATTGAGCCGCCCGAGATGAAGCCGGGCATCACGGAATCCCAAGACCAGAATGGGTTGGTTTTCACGCTGTCGGCGGTCAGGAACTCGCCCGCACCGTTGATCAAGTCCTGGATGATGTTGCCGATACGCGAGATAGCGATGACGCTGTTGTTAAACAGTTCCTCGGCGCCGGTCCGCAGTAGGTCGCCGAGGCTTTCGACGAACTTCTGCGGGCTCGATAGGTCGAGCTGGCTGCGTGAAAGAAACTCGGAGACAAGGTAATCGAAAAACTCATTGGCGGCCGTCAGGTCGATACCCGTGGCGTCCCTGAGCCATTGCGCCCACGTGTCGCGGATCTGCAACATGAAGTCGCGGATGCCCTGACCGGCGTACTCGGCGGCCTCGGTGAGGTCATAGCCCAGTAGCCCGGCAAGGGGGTCTTTGTCCGCGACCCGGCGCGGGCGCCGGTCAACCACTCTGGGCATGTCAGCTCACGGGGTAGGCGCGCAGGGCCAGCTGGGACCATTCGGCGTCGATGATGTACGAACCGTTACCGCCGATGCGGCGGGCGATCACATAGACGTTCACCGCCTGGCCGGCCGGGATGCGCCCGACCGCCGAGGTGGGCGACACCGCGCGCATCGGGTCGCCTTCGTGGGAGAAGTGCGGGGCGATGTGCGAGACGGTCGTGGTGTCCAGCGTGGACGGGTCAAATGGCCCCAGCGCGCAGATCGGGGCGTTGCCCGGCACCGACGGTGAGCTGTTCTCCGGCTCGATGCGGACCTCGATCTGGACCTGCGCCGAGGACAAGATGGCGCGGCGCCACCGCACGTGGCCCATCACGTCGGGATACCAGGCTGTCGAGCGTGCCTCGATGGTCAGTTGCGCGATGATCTGCTCGCCCGTGGAGAAGCTGCCGTTTTGGAATGCGCCCTGCGGGATCGTGTACAGCTCGGCGGCGTAGGGAGACATATCGCCGGGCTTGAACTTGCCGCTGGTGATGTCAAAGACGATGCCCTGGCCATCGAGCGGGTCGGCGCTGTTGTCGTAGTCCAGCGAGCCCCGGATCGTCGAGTTGTCGCCCTGCGGACCGGGAATGCCGGGGATCTTGAGGTGAAAGTGCGGATCTTCGTCGGTACCGCTGCGGTCCACCACGATCTCGCCGTACGGCCCCGAGACCGGCTGCGGGACGATCTCGGCGGACATCGACAGGTCCGGGGTGGGGCCGGGAGGCCCCTCCAGGCTGCCCTGCTCCTGGCGCCACGCGCTGCCGGTCCAGATGTTCCAGGTGCCGTTGATGTACCACGCGCGGCCCGCGTCCAGCGTCGTCAGGGTGTTCTCTCCGGCATGCAGCGCCGCGACGCTGGAATAGCCGTGGCCCCACTGCGGACGGATGATGGGCGAGGGGGTGCCCGGCTCGCCCTTTTCGCCCTTGAGCGCGTTGAGCACCACCACGGCATCCTCGGAATCGAGGGTGAACGTGCCGATGGTTTGGGGCGGGTCACCGGGCTTGCGCTGGTAGGCGTAGAACCTCAACAATCCGCGATGATCACCCAGCCAGACTGGGGCACTGGGCAATACGTCAACCACGGCTGTCCTCCTTGTTCGCCTCGTTGAAGGCCTCGGTCATCTTCTGCGCCACCAGACGGCGCACCTCGTCGGGAAGTCGTTGCGTCAGTGCGGTGGCAATCCGCTCGGCCTCGGCCTCGTCCTGTTCGGGATCGATCTCGGGGGCGTCCTCGCGCAGCACCCACTGCACGGAATCCTCGAATACCGCGTGCTGATCGGGCTGCTTGATGGCCACGATGTAGGCCAGATCCGGATGCACCCGCACACCGGCCAAAACGCCGTGCACGCACCAGAGTTGGAGCATGCTCTCGTCGATCCACAGTGTGGCGCCGTTGGGGGCCTGGCCGTCGCGCATGGCGTCGGCGAGCTTGCGTGCTTCGTCGGTTATCTCGTCGAGCTCAGCGCGGGTGAACTTGCGGTCATAGGGAAATTCGGGGAAGACCTGAGCCTCGGTCACTAGAACATGCCTCCTGCGGATGCGATGGTTGCGGCGAAGTTGGCCACGTCGCCGATGGTGCGGAATGCCCGCAATAGCCCGTCTTCCTCGCGAGTGTCATCGCCCACGAGAAGTGTTGGGCGGCAAGGCTCACCGCGCTTGAGGGTGCGACGGATGCCCTTGACCTGCTCGGTGTACAGAATCTCGGAACGCTCGACGTTGACTCGGTGTCCCAGGCCGAAATCCTTGTCAATCACGAACGGCGCCACATCGCCCACGTCCTGGTTGAACGAGACATAGGCGCGGTTCTTGTGGTCGCCGTCGGCGATGGCCTGTATCGAGCTGACGGTGTACGCCGATCCGGAGCCCGAGGCCATGAACTCGTTGCGGGCATAGGGTCCGGCCTTGGCAGAGGCAAATGGGTTGCGCCACTGCATGAATGGCAAAAACACGTCGTCGAGCTGCCCCTGATAGAGATTGTCAAGCCCGTTGACACCGTATTGCTGGTAGGCGCCCAGGCCGTAGTTGATCACCTGGGAAAGCTGGGCCAGGCCGTAGCGGATCATGAAGCTGATGGCCTGGTTGAGCCATGCCGGGCTCTTGCCGCCCGTCAGGATGGTGACGGCGCGCCGTTTGTGAATTGACATGGTGGACTTACGGATACCGCCATGTTCGGCGTCCCGATACGTGTAGGGGGAAGGCTTGGGTGCTACGCCGAGTAACTTGCGGATGAACGGGTCGGGGATGCCGTCGCCGTCTTGGTCCAGCGGAATGATCGTCGATGCCAGAAAGTCATCCAGTGTTGCTGCGATGAGGTTCATAGCGCCGTCGATGAGCGTTCCCGTGGGACCGCCCACACCCGAGTTGTCCTCGTAGGACAAGATGATGCAGGCCCGTTTCGGGCGGAACAGTTCGGCGAGCTCTGGGCCAAACATGGTGTAGGGGGCCGGATCTGTGGGCAGCCACGTATAGGCGCGGCACGTCACGCCCGCGTCCTTGAGCAGTGGCGCCTGCGCCTCTTCCAGCGACTTCCACCGCGACGAGAGCACGCACCACCGCGTCTGGTCCAGCAGCGGCACCATCGGCATAACCTGAATCGGCCAATTCAAGATATGCAGGTTTTCCAGCCATGTCTTGGGGGCGAACAGGTTTCGTGGGATTGGGTGAAAACCGTTGAGAGTGTAGATGCGAAACAGGTTGATAAAAGCCGTACTTGCGCAGGTCCAGGCCGTCGGGCCGCCGTTCATGAAAATCTTGGGCGCCTGCACCTCCGGCGGAAAGATAGGGTTGGCCGCGACGCTGACAAAGTTCGGATGATCACGAAAGCTAGTGCACTTCAACACTGTTCGAGTTGGCTGACCAGCCTCCACGATGTCGTCGATGTCATCGATCCAGCCACCCCACCGGGCCATGAAGTCGTGCGGGTTGGTGACATCGGGGTCTACCGTCAGCATCAGGTTCTCGTCATACGGGATGTCCCGCGTGATGAGCTTGCGCAGCCAGGCGAACCGCTGCCCGGCGATGGTGACCTGAGCGCCGCCTACCTTGTCGTCGAGCTCTTCCCAGACCGCCTCTTCGGGGTCGGCGATCTGACACAGCAGCCGAAAGTCTTTATCCCACACCCGAAAGAGCGGGACTTGGGGCGGCCTGTTGATGTAGGCGTACCGCTGAGACTCCAGCCGGTCCATCACCGCGCCGGTCATGGCGCTAGGTGGCATGGTCGAACCTTTGCGGTACCACGCACCAGATGCGGCCGCCTGGTCGGGAGTGGTAGACCGGCAGCGAGGCCTCCGACCGTGCCGGGATCGGCACCGAGAAGCCCTGCCCGCGTAGCCGCTCCATGATGGTTTGGCCGCGCTCGCCAGCGTTTCCGGTGATCAGTGAAGCGATCTCGGAGTTGCGGATGAACTGCAACCCGATGTTGTCCACCGGGTCTTTGTCGCTGATGGCAATGCGGTTGCAGGGGTCGGTGTCGATGAGAGTGTGCTCGTCCTCGTAGAGCGTGAAGTCGATGACCATTTCGGGCTCGCGGTGCCGACGCAGACCGCGCGGGGTGAGCCAGGACAAGCCGAACAGTCCCAGCAGGCCGGGAAAGTCGATGTGGTCCTCGGCGTCCGGGGCGGTGATGACAGCGGCCGGCCCATCGGGCAGCTTGATCCGCCCTGGTGCTTCGCAGATGAAGTAGGGCCTGATCGGTACGTCACTGCGATTGACCACACGGATCGAGCCGACCTTTTGCCCGTTGGTCGATTGCCACATGCCCACCCGGTCGGGCCGCCGCCAGCGGGGATCACCAGAGGCCGCCAGCACCAGCTCATGAAGGCTGTAGTTGGTGTCATCGGCGGTCGGGTCGTCCTCGTAGATGGTGTGCACCGAGTCGCGCAGCACCGGCAACCAGACCTCGCCGTACAGGCGTGAGGTGACGGTGAACCACGAGGGGGTATCGACCTTGAGGCCGTCCATGAACCGTCGGCGCGTCCCATACCAGCCGAATGCGTGATCATCGATCAATAGCGCCCGGAATGCGATCTCGTGGCGGCCGTCGATCCACCGCTCGAAGTAGGGGGCGCTGTTGGCGGTCTCGGACCACACACCCTTGCCGGGGATCTCACCGAGCCCGTCAATGGCGCCGTTGATCATGGCGCCCTCGACGCCCGCGTTGGGACCCGACAGGTGCCACACGTTGCCGGTCGTGTCGATGATGCGGCACTCGATGTGCTCGGCGCGCATCCGCTCGGGAAGCGCACCCCAGGAGGTATCTGCCGGTAGCGCCATCAGAAGCCCGTCGGGATCGCAGCGCCCAGCCGCGTCTGCTGGTCGGGTGCGGCGCGGCGGACCGCCGTGGCGATCTCGTCGGCGCCGGGGCCGTTCGCGGTGACCTGGATTGAGGCATCGACGTTGGGCGGTGCGAAACCGGGCAGGTTCAGGCCCGCGATGTTCAGACCGCCCTCGGTGCCGGGGGCGTTGCCCTGACCGGGCGCGGCGGTACCGCCAGCGGACACCGGGGCTGCCGAGGACGGCTGCCAGTCCGAGCCGGGTGTCCAGCCGGGTTGCTGGATGCCGAGCTGACCGTCGATGGCACCCTGTATCGGCCCCTTGAAGGCCGTCATGAATGAGTCAAACATCTTGAGGGGACCGAAGTTTGAGATGTCCGGCAGCCATGACCCGTCAAGACCGAATGTCTCCTTGAGGAACGATCCGAAGATGCCGCCCGCACCGCCGAGGTCACCGCCGCCACCGGCACCGCCAATACCATTGCCGCCCTTGGGTTGCCTAGTCTCGGTGAACTTGCCCTTTTTGGTCTGCTCCAAGTCATCTCGGGCATCGCGGGCTTCACGCTTGGCCTTCTCCAGGTTGTCCTGCGCGGTCATCCGCTCGGACTCCTTGGCCTTCTTGCTCAGCTCGGCCACCCGCTGCTCGGCGCGCTTCACCCGGTCATCGGCATCGGCCACCTTCTGCTCGGCGTCGCGCACCTTGCGCGGATCACTCTGGTAGTAGCCCGCTTCACCATTGGGGCCAACGCCAGCGGTCGCACCAGCGGGGACACCGCCACCCGCACCGCCGCCCGCCGACAGCGGAGCGGACACGCCCGCACCGCCGGAGAGCGCCGCCGTCGGCACAGCAGTCGGGACCGCACCCACACCGCGCCCCTTGCCCAGGATCACATGCAGGTGATCCATGTGGTTCTGAGTCGGGGTGCCGCGATCGGGCATGCCGGTCCCGGTGGCGAAGCTACCGCCGTATCCGTATGAGGTTTGGCGCCAGATGATCCCGTTCACATCGAGAGTGGAGGCGTTCTTCTGCAAGAAGGCCAGCACGCTATTGCCCAGCGCCATGCCCTCGGGCGAGTTGTAGTCGGGGATCATGACATCGATGGCGTTGCCCGTGCTGTGTTCGCCGTAGCCATCTTCGGAGCGGCGGCCACCAATGCGAGTGATCTTGGGCCACATCTGCATGATGGTGGTGCGCAGAAAATCGGCGCCGGGGTTCAGTCCCTCGGCATAGCGGGGCAGGCCGCCGTCAATGAGCATCGCGCGCAGGTACTCTGCCGAGGGCAACCATCCGGCATTGAGGGCCGCGACGACAGCGGCGCCGTTTCCGCGCATCGCCGCGGCCTTGACCACACCCTCATCGGTGGAAACCAAAGCCGTTGGGTACCCGCGTGTATCAACGCCGATGATCGAGTCGCTGGTGCCGGTCCCCGGCCCCCAGAGACGGCCTGCGGTGGTCCGGCCGGCAACCCCGCCAGCGGCCAGCATCGGCAGCGAGGGAATGGGCTGGATGCTCTCGCCGCGACGCGGGACACCGGGGATATCCGGCATGGTGAACGTCAGCTTGGCGGCCATGGCGTTCCACATCATGATCAGCCCGTTCACCATCGACTTGAACGAGTCCTTGATGCTGTCCCACATGCCAATTGTCTTCTCCTTGATGGCAGATGGCAGGTTGGAGAAGAAATCGACCATGGCGTTGAACTTGTCGCGGATACCGGTCCATACCCCTTCGGCGGTGTCCACGAGCCCGCGCCAGCCAGCGGCGATTCCTTCCCAAACGCGTTGCAGGAAAGGCCACGCCGTGTTGGTGAACCAATCAACGACCGCTGATGCGGCCTCCTTGATGCCTTTCCAGGCCGCATCGACGATGCGCCGGAACGTCTCGGAATGCTTGTAGGCGTAGATCAATCCAGCTGCAAGAGCAGCAATTCCGATGACAATAAGGCTGATCGGGTTGGCCGACATCGCGGCGTTGAGTAGCCACTGTGCGATCGTCCACGCTTTGGTGGCCGCGACAAGGGCGTAGTACCCGGCCGTCGTCGCACCCGAGACCACCATCGCGGCGGCCGCCGATGCCGCCGAGACCGCCATGGCCGCCAGCGCGGGCGCGAGCAGGGTGGTCAGGATGACCGCCAGGCCCCCGGCCAGCTCCTTGTTCTCGTTGAAGAACCGCCCGACCGCGATCCCTGCTGTCACAACGCCGGTAACGGTGGCCAGCAGCGTGGAGAACGCGCCCTTGACCAGATCGATGACGCCCGATTGGTCGATCTCCTTGAAGAAGTCCTTGACGTAGGGGACAGCCGCCTTAAATCCGTCCTCGGCCTTGCCGATACCCTCGGCGAGCCGGTCGGCCCACTGTTGGGCGGGACCGCTGATCACGTCGTAGAGCGCCAGCGAGAACGACTCGACCGCATTGCTGATGCGCTCCACCGCACCGGGCAGGCCCTTGGTGCGTGCGGCGGCCACGTCGGCAGCAGCCCCCGAGCGGTCCATGGCCGTGGCCATCTTGTTGAACCCGTCGGCGCCCTCCTTGGCGCCGATGCCCGCCAGGCGGGCCGCATCTGAGCCGAACGCTATGGCGGCGTTCTCCTGGAACATCTGCGGGGTCAGCCGCTTGGATGCCTCCTGGAGCTGACCCATGAGCGCGGCGAGCCCGACGAAATTGCCTTGGGCGTCGTAGGCCTGCACCCCGAGGGCATCGAGGGCAGCTGATGCCTGATCGGACGGTGCGGCCAGGTGCAGCAGCGCGGACTTGAGCAACGTACCGGCATCGGAGGACTTGATGCCGTTGTTGGCCAGCAGCGCCAGCGTCGCGGCGGTGTCCTTGGCGCTGATCCCGAACTGGTTGGCCACCGCCGACCCGGCCTGGAGCCCATAGGCGATATCGGTGATCTCGGCACTGGAGGCGTTGGCGGCGTTGGCCAGAATGTCGGACATCTTGCCCGCGTAGTCGGCGCTCAGGCCAAAGGCGTTCAGGGCGTTGGACTGGATGGTGGCGGCCTCGGCGGCGGAGATACCGGCAGCGGCCGCCAGCTGGAGCGTGCCCTTGGCAGCGTCCATCGACTGCTGAACATCGAACCCACCCTTGGCCAGTTCGGTCATGGCCGCAGCGGCGTCGTTGGCCGAGGTGCCCGGCAAGCTGATGTCGTTGCCCAGCTCACGTGCCCGCGCGCCCACCTGCGCCATCTGCTCTGCGGTGCCGCCCGATACCGCCCGCATAGTGTTCATCGACCGCGTGTAGTCCAACCCGACTGTGAGCGCCTTGGTCAAGGTGGTGGTCACGGCGGCCACCCCACCGACGAGGCCGGCCGCGCCCGCCAAGCTCCCAGTTAGGCTGCGCGCACCCGATGCCGCCGCGCCGAGCGCGTTGCCGGTGGCGCCGCTGACGCGAGAGAGAAGACCGAACTTGACCGCCGCGCCCTCGGCAGCATCCCCGGCATCCTTTTGGGCCTTGGCGAGGTTGACTTGGGCGTTGCGCAGCGCGCCCGTGGCGTTGGTGTGCGCGTTCTCGGCCTGCGTGAGGTTGCGCTGCGCGGCGGCCACCTTCTCCTCGGCCGCCGCCAGCCGCCCGGCATCGGTGACACCCTTGTCGCGCAACGCTTGTAGCTGGGCCTCGGCCACCTTGACCTTGCCGGTTTGGTCCTCAATCTTCTTCAACGCCGTGGCGACTTTCGCGCTGGACGATTCCACCTTGCCCTTGGCCTGCTCGACACCAGCGGCGATGGCCGCGCCCGCGTCCACACCTGCCTTGGCGCCCGCCGCTTTCAGGGGTATACCGAGCTTGCTGGCGATCTCCTTGGTGATGTTCTCGAAAGACAGCGCCACCGGGAGCATGGCGTACCCGATGTTGGTCTTATCGGCCATCATTGACCCCCTCTGGCGTTGCGTTTGGCTCTGGCGATGTCATCGGCCACCGTTCGGCTGTTGTGCGCTCGTGCGCGTTTGCGGGCAGACTCGCGCCGTTTCTCCCGACGCTCGGTGGCTTGCTTCTGCGCGTGGGCCTGCTCGCCGTTGCGGTCGTACTGGTGTCCGGTCCAGGCGGTCACCATGTCGGCCATGAGGTGAGCGTGTAGGTCCCACGCTGATTTCCCGTTGGAAAAGTGCAGGGACAGAGCCGATGTGGCGGGTAGATGCGTCACGCGTACATGGATCATGCGCAGCGTGAGCCGCCGTATCCCCTCGGAGTCTCGACGCCAGCGGTCCCGGTAGTCGATGTGATGGAACGTCGAAAGATCGGCCTCGACGAGATCGCAGTGGAACCGGAGCAGGGCCAGAAACCCGCGCAGTGCAACACATGTCGGAGGCACTGTGCGGATCACTGGCGCAACTAGTTTCCCAGCGCGGCGGTGAATCCGGACGCTTCGGCGATGGCGTCGGAGAGCGCCCGCAGATCCTTGACGGTGTTATGCCGCGCCTTGAACGCGCCGTACTGTGCCGGTCCGAGCACGCTTCGCAGCAGCGTGGATGGTAGTCCTCGTTCGGCTGCCTCCAGCGCTTCAATCGGCCAATCATCCACCGTGGCAGGCACTTCGTAGGCGTGGCCGCCGTAGGCGACCTGCTGAGTCTCGATGCCCTTCGCCTCGGCCTCGGCCGGACTTGTTGTCTGCTTTGCCATTTCAGATTCTCCCTCGGCTCCCCGGCATTGACAGGTGAAGCCACCCCGCGCCGGGCCGAGGGAAACGGCGCGGGGTGACGGCTGTGGTTACTTGGAACCCTTTGCGGTGCTGCGGGCTTCGTTCTTCGGCGGGTCCTCGCCTTCGGCCTCGGCTTCGGTGTCGGCCTTGGCGGCGGCGTTGATGGCCCGCGCCCGTTCGCCGCCCGATTCGACCACCTCGGGCTCGACCTCGCCAACGAGCTTGGCCTCCTTGCGGGCAATGAGCGCCTTGGCTGAGTTCTCATCGACCGCGATGACCGCGCCAGCGGGGAAATGCTCTGTTTCCTTGGTCAGCTCCACTCGGATCATGGCTATGCCGCCGACTTCTGGAGCGCGAACAGCTCCTTGTTGCTATTGGGGAAGATGCGGGCGGTGAACCCGTATCCGTCTGCGGCGCCTTCCTTTTCGTTGGCGTTGGGCGCCCAGATGCGCGAACGCAGCTTGGAGATGTAGCGCGTGGTGTGACCGAGATCGTCAACCAGCTGGAACGCGATAAAGCGGCTGGCGGGCTTGGGGACCACGATTGCCGTGTCCGTGGACCCCGGCCAAATCAGTGATGTAGTGGTCTCGTTGTCCTCCAGGGCGGTGAACTTGCGTTCCACCTTGAGGTTCTTGCTGGCCACCTTGACCACGCCGTAACCCCATGCGGTGATGTCGGTTTCGTTCCACTCGCGGGTGTTCTCGAAACCGTTGTCGCCGTGCAGGAGGCCGACGTACTTCCACAGTGCGGGCCACGGGTCGGTGATCGTCGCGGGCAGGTTGTTGGTGGTCGCTGGCGAGGTGATGTCGTACGGACTGTCCGTGCCGGTGTAGATCAGCACATCAGCGCCGTCCCACAGCTTCACGTTGTCGGCATTGCCGGCCATTGTGATTCTCCTTCTTGTCGAGTCCGGGCGACGGCGCGCACGGACAAACACCGACAACCCCTGTGGTGGTCGGTGAAACTTGTTGCGGTCCTGGGCCGCCTACTTGGTAGCGATGTGAATTCCGGCGCTGGCAGCCGCGCGGGAGAGCACGCCGTCGGCGGCCTGGTCGAACGCGCGGACCTTGACCGCAGCCACAGCGCGGTCGGTGGTGTACTCGACGACCTCGGCCTCGATGCCGGTCGCGGCCGCGATGTCGTTGGCAACCGATGTGACAACGGCCTGTGCGGCTGCGCCTTTGGCCAGTTCGGCGATGGCCTTCTTGTTGAGCTTGAACGTCGGGCTCTTGGCCATCAGATCTGCCTGGCTCGTGCTTGGACATTGACCAGCGTGGAGGCGAGCACCGCCCCGGTCTTGGGGTCTCGAGACTCCAGTACCGGGCCGACGCCGTGGACCTTGATGCCCGGCAGGCGGGCGGTGGACAGGTGGCCCGCCGCTATGCGGGCGAGTTCACCGACGGCGGTACGGACTCGTCCGCGCGCGGTGATGCGAATGACGTGATAGGACCGCACGATCTGCCCGGACCAGGCCACGACGACGGGGCCGCCGTCGTCGGCAAGCACGATGACCGGCGCCTCGTCGGGTGTCCATTCGTCGGGCACCGCGTCGGCGACGGTCACGCCGGAGAACTTCGGGGCCAGCCAGGCGCGCAGCAGCGGCGCGGGGGCGGCCTGCACACGCATCAGGTGCCCTTGCCGGTCGCGGAGTGGCACAGCACGGCGATACCGCCCCGGCCACGTGAGTTCCATTCCTGCATGCGGCCAAGGCATTTGCGGTCGCGTACCTCGATGCGGAAGGGCTTGGCCAGCACGGCTGCGGTCGCTGTCCACACCCCGCCCGCGCCCCGGTGGCGCAACGGCAGGTAGGTGGTGAATTCCACCGAGTCGAGATCGCCGCCAATCCCGAACCGCAACAGCGTGTTACCGGGCGCAACCTCGTAGGCCAACAGGCGCAGCGGTGCGCCGTCGGGCAGCTGGTCGCCGGTAATGGGGTCCTTGCCGCCAAGCGGGGTGACCGTCACCCACTCGGTCACGGCGTGGGCTCGAGTCGGTAGAGGTCGAACGTGGCGCGTTCGGCGTCGCTGAATTGTGAGTGAGCGCTCGATGACGTAGTTGCCCCGTACTGGAACGGGCCGATGCCGATGAACGGGCCACCGCCGATCATGGTTGATACCCGGTCAACCATGGACAAGATGGCGCCTTGCCAGTTCGCGGCCTCGTCGTCGGTGAAGCCGTGGGTCATCGTGACGCTCAACGCACCGAGCTCGTGCGTCCACCACGGCGGGCCGGGTGCGATTCCGGGCCTCTTGCGGACCATGCCCTGCCGTGAGATCTCCAGTTGGGCAGGGGAGTAGACCGTCTCATCGGTGGCCCCGCCGTAGCGTGCGCTGCGTTCGCGGATCTCGGCGAGCGAGATGAGCTTGAGGGTGGGCAGCATCAGCGTGTTGCCGCCCGGCCCGTCAAGCTCCACCGTGTCGCCGGTCTTGACCGGCGTCACGTGCCATCCGCAGTACGCACGAGCAGCGGCCAGCGCTGCCCGCAGAAGGCGGCCAGTCTCCGGATCATCGGCGACCAGCCGCCCCTGCGTGTACTGCTCGACGGCAGCCTCGTTCAGCTCGGGCATTAGGCCTCGGCGCTGCCCTTGTGGGCGGGAGCCTTCGGCGCGGCCTTGTTGGCCGGTGCCTTGGCCTGCTTCTCGCCGCCAGCATCCCCGCCGTCGGCCTTGTCGCCGTCGCCAGCGTCGTCCTCGGTGTCAGCCTTGGTGTCGGCCTTGGTGTGCGGGATCAAGCCGCGCGCCTTGGCGTCCTCGTCGGAGAGCTGGATGGTGGTTGTGCGGCCCCAGGGGTCGCCGGTGGCCACTTCGTACTCGCGCAGAGTCATCAGGCCACCGCCGTCTTGCAGAAGGCGGGCGGGCGGGTGACGCCGAACGCGTTGCGCTCCTCGGCCAGCACCGCCACCAGGTTGCGGATGAAGAAGTCCGCGTGCGAGTCGGTCATGGTGATGCTGGTCTGCTCGCGGTCCCAGATGACGGCCTTGGAGAAGTCGCCGGGCAGTGCGTGCGTGTCGGGCATGATCTCCGAATCGACGACCGGCAGACCCCACAAGGTGGTCACTCCGGTGTTGAACGGTCCGGCGTAGTAGTACCGGCCCATCTCGTCCTTGGTGAGCTCGATCTGCTCCTTGACTGCCGGAGAGACCAGGATCGCGTTCGGCTGTACGCGGCCCACGGTGCGCAGCTTCGTGATCGCCTTGCGCAGGGAGGTGAAGATGTCGGTCGTGAACGCCTGCGTCTGGATGCCGGAGGTGTTCAGGATGCCGGTGTGGTTCTCACCCACGCCGTTGCCGTTGAGGAACTGGTTGTCCTCGGCCTCGGCGATATCGAGCTGGAGCTCATCGTTGATCAGGCCCTCCAGCTGCGCCACGTCGGCAAGTGCCCGCTTGGAGACCGGCACCCACTCGGCGATGGTCTTGACCGTGGCCTGCTTGACCTCGAATGCCCACGAGCCTTCGGGCTTGTAGCCGCCGTTCGGGTCGGTCACCAGTGGGCCGGCCGAACCGGGCGCGGTGGGCGCCGCTGCGCTGCTGGCTTCCGGAACCGGAGCGGCGTTGTTGGTGTGGCTGGTCTCGCGCACGTACTCCACCACATCGGAGGTGGTGCGACGCTTGGCGCATAGATCGCGCAGACGCAACGGCCGACGGCCCAGCATCTCCACAATGTCGGTGCGGTCCGGGACGATGAACGCGCCAGCGCTGGTGCGGGACTGACCCACGAACAACGACTTGAGCGAGATCGCGTCGGACTGGATTTTGGCGCGGTCCGGGATGCGGAACTCGCCGTTGCCGGTCTTGAATCGATCCATCATCGCCTTGAACTCCGGCGACTGGATCACGGTCGTACCGAGGCTCAAATTGAGCTCGGCATGGCCGCCCTTGGTTTCCGGGACGCCGATGTTGTCGGCAAAGGTCTTGGCCTCGGCCAAGATTGCCTCATCGGCCTTGACCGCCTTGATGGCTTCCAAGATGTCCTTGGCGGCCGCCACGGCGGTGTTGTACTCGACCTGCTCGTTGTCCTTGAAGTCGCGGCCGCCTTCGGCCTCGGCCTTCTCTGCGATGTCGCGCGCCGTCTTGAGTGCCGCGTCGGCGCGCTCCTTGAGCTGCAACAGTCGTGCAGACATGTGAATCTCCTTCTGATTCTTTGGATTTAGATCGCGCTGGCTAGTTCCAGCTCGATCAACTTGTGCGCCGAGGATGCGACGGGCGACTTGCGGTTGGCCTGAACGGGCGCCGCTTCGGGCGCTGGCTCAGACGGGCCGGATTCGCTGGCCTTGTCCTCGTCAGGTGTGCTGCCGAGAGCGCAGAGCACACGGCTGATGGCCTCGTGTGCGTCTCGTAGTTCGCTCTCGTTTTTGGCCGACAGCACGCGGCCAGCCTTGGTGTCCGCTGCGATTTCGCGTGCCTTGACGGCAAGGATCTCGGTGTCCTGGTTGGCGCCGATGGTCACCACCGACACCTCGTAGAGCTTGAGTTCGCGCAGCTCGTAGAACGATTCGGTGGGCACGGTGCCGTCCTCGCCGACGGTCGCACCGGCCTTGGGCCGCTCGGCCATGCCGCCGTCGAGAATGTCGTAGGCGAAAGACATCTGATTGACGCGGCGGCCCTTGAGCATCTTGTACACCTGCAACCCCTTGGGGTTGGAGGTGTCGATCTGCGCGGTAACGAGCAGTCCGTGCTCGTCCTCCACCGCGGACTCGACGTGCCCGATGTTGTAGTCCGGATCGGACATGTTGTGCCCGAACAGAAGCGGTATCGGACTGCCCGACTTCGCCCACTCGGCAAGGGAGTTGGCGAATGCGCCCTTGACTACCACGTCGCCGTAGCTGTCGATGTTGCTGAATACGCTGGCGTACGCGGTGAACTGACCTTCAGCGAGCCCGTCGTCGGGTCCGGCCTTGATCTGTATGTTCGCCATTTTGGTGCGCATGGGTGGTACTCCCTTACGTCGTCGTCGAGTTCGTCGGTGGCTTCGTTGTCAGCCGGTTGCTCCGGGGCCTGGTCGTCAGCCGGTATCGGGTTGCGGTCGCCGTTCTGAGTGAGGTTCAGCGGCTTGATCAGGTCGTCGCCGCCCTCCACGGGTGGCCGATTGTCCAGGGCGCGTGCCTCATTGATGGTTAGCCAGGGTCCGCCGACGGCGGTCTGCATGATCCCGGCGCGGTCCTTGAAATTGCCCGTCAGCTTCTCGCGCAGGTTGAACTCGCAGAAGAATCGCTCTGGCGTCACAGGCTCCAGCTCGGGGAGCAGCTGGAGGTCGATCTCGTCCTCGATCTGTTCGAGCAGAGGGCCGAGGGTGTCTTGGTACAACATGGCGTGCTGCTCGGTGATGTTGGCGAACGTGGCCCGGTCCAGGATGCCGATCATGGGCGGCGGGATGAAGTAGGACCGGCATACCTCTTCGTCGGTGAGCTTGCGGCCCTCGATGTACTGCAAGTCTTTTGCGGTTTGGCTGGCCTGAACGAACGTCATGCCGTCCTCCAGCACTGGGGTGCCGCCCGCTTGGCTGGCGTCGGCCCCCGCGTACTGAGAACGCCAGGACTCCTTGAACTTCGCGCGAGCCTCCTTGGTCCACGCGGGGGCCTCCTTGGGCCGGGAAAGGTATCCGGACATGCGGGCGCCGTTGCGCATGATCTGGTCGCGCATGTCGCTGGCCGACCACTCTTCGCGCAGGATTTGACGCAGCGACTCCAACGGCGAAATGCCGATGTCGTAGATGCCGCCGTAGCCGCGCACATAGAACACGTCATCAGCGGGGATGACTTCACCGGCACTGCCAGCGGGACCGGCCACCTTGAAAGCGGTGGGGGACAGGCCCGGTGAGTTGTAGTTGTCCGGGGTCACCAGCCGGGGCGGTAGGTGCTGGAGGCCAACCAGTTTGGATCCAACACGCAGCTTGCGCCAGTAGGCAACGTCGTAGATGCCCAGATCATGGATGAGCGTTGACTTGAACCGATACGGCGTCATCTTGGGGTTGGGCCGGTACAGCAGTTTGGCCAGGGGGTGCTCGAACACCTTGGCTCGCTCGGCCTCTGACTGGCGCTCGAATACCCCGATGCCGAGTTGGGCGATGTTGCGCGCCAGGAACGACACGACGCGGCGCACCGAGGGTTGTAGGCGCCAGATCTCGAAATACTCCAGTGATAGGAACGGCGAGATGTCGATGCGCTGCTGGATCGGGGAGTACCGAGACCATGGCGTACCGATGGGGATCGGGGTACCACCGCTAACCGTGATGCCCATCAGGGGACCTGTACGTAGTCCACGTTGCCGGAGTCGATGATGATCTCGCCATCAGCCGGTATCCATTCCTGGCCAGGCTCGTACACGCTGGCCGCGCGCAAGATCAGCTTCGGGCCTGCCTCTTTCACGAGGACACCACGAATTGTGCTACCAGAGTGCAGGTTCCATACGGCCTCACGCCCTACTGCGGGATGCTTGCGCTTAAACAATCATCAGCTCCTCGTCCTCGTAGGCCGAACGACTCTCCGGCTCAAGTGTTTCCAGTCCCCATACCGCGCCGATTACGGCTTGCAGTGGTGCGGCGTCGGTGGGCGATTTGGCTCGGTCGATGACCCACGCACCTTGCGCGAGTACTTTGATGGCGGCGCTGGTAGCCGCCGCGTCGAGGCCGGGGTGTTCCAGGTGGCGCAGGGTGCGCTCGTTCATGTGGTCCCAGACCTTGCCGGTGGCGATCCCCAGATCAGCGCCGCCCCACTCGATCACGTTGAGGCCTTCGGCCTTGGCGTCCTCGATCAGCGATGTGACGGGGGCACCGTTGGATTGCATGACCACGGCGGCGAAACCGTCCTGGTGTTCGACCAGCCAGGGGATCACCCAATCGGTTCCGGAGCGGTCGGCGCTTATGCCGGCCACCGGCTTGCCGTCATCGTCGAGGCCTACCCGCGCGACATACGCGTGTGTGCGTGACCAGGAAACGTCCACGCACACAACTCGGGGACTGCCCTCTGCGGGGCGTGCGGTGTTGTCCAGCGTGTCGGCCCACGAACTCTCGGGGAACGGTCCGGCGTCGGACATCGAGACCCACCGGCACAGCACCTCGGTCTCGAACATGTGCGGCGGGTTGCCCCGCAGTGCCCCGGCGATGGCCCGCTCGGTGACGCAATCCTCGGTGATTTCAGTGTGATTCATCGAGGGGTTGGCCTGTGCCCATGCTTGCCGGTCGGTGCGCTTGGCCTTGGGGGGTGCTGACCATTCAAACCAGCCGGTCATTTCCTCGTCGGCGTGCTCGGCGAGGTATTCCTCCATCTCGGCGTCGAGCTCGCCGAGTACCGCCGCGTCCGCGTCGCCGTCGGGCCACCCGAGCGCTTGGTGTGCCGTGGTGCGCAGCCAGCGCAGAACGATGGACATCGCATCTCCAGCGTTGGAGAACGCCCACGCCTGACCACGGGGACGGGCGTTCATCGCGTTGGTGACGGCCGCCCACGACTCCCAGTTGGTGTGCTCGCGCAGCTCGTCGAGCAGAATCAAGTCGCCGGAGAAGCCGCGACCGCCGCGACGAGTGGCAGCGGCCACCTGATAGTCGCGGAACCATGGGGTCTCGTCAGTCTTGGCCAGCCGCAACATCTTCGGGTGGCCTCGGTCCACCTTCTCGATGAAGTGCGCCAGTTCCTCGTCGCCCTCGGCCCACTGCACGGCCTCGTCCCATGCCTTCTCGGCGCGGGCCAGATCCTGCGCGGTGCCGATGACCATCTTGGAATCGAGCGCGTACAGGTGCCACAGCGCCAGCACGAGCAGAATCAGCGACTTGCCGTTTTGCCGGGCCACCTCGACGATGACGAACCGGAATCGGTAGGTGCCGTCCTCGTTGAGCTCCAGCGCGTGAATGAGCAGCCACTCTTGCCACGGGAACAACCGCAGCCCGAGCAGCTGCTCGGCGAACGCGATGCACGCGAACCCGTGCGAGGTCTGCGGAGTCAACTCACGGCGCGGCGGGGTGAAGATGCGCGGCTCGGTGCATCCGAGGATGCGCTTTGCGCACGCGGTACTCAACCCGTGGCCTCGCCGGTTCCGGTCTGGCGGGTCATCGCCCGCACAGCGGCGAGCTTGCCCTTGCCGACACTGCCGCTCTTGCGCAGCTTGTCCATCAGTTCGGAGAGCTGCCGGGCCGCCGAGGGGTGCTGCGCGATGGCCAGCTGGTTGTCGAGTACTCGCGCCAGCGCGTACGCCGTGGCCACCAGGCCGGGCCGCGACGCGGCGACCCCGAGTGTGTCAATCTCAGCTATCACGCCCTGCTGTACGTCGCCGATCACCGAGGCTCGCGGCGCGCTCTGCTCGCCACCGGCGTTTGCTGGCATCGACCGCACGGACGCCAATTTGCGGCCGGACTGTTCCGCGCCCTTCTTCCGCTGCCGGAGCTCCTTGCGGTACTCCGAATTGGCGAGTTTGCACTGGTCACAGCGACAACCAGCCAGGTATCGGGTGCGATTGTGTACGTCAGGCATGGGACACGCCTCCTGTACAGCGGTCGCGGGATATGTTCAGGTCCAACGGCGTTTGCGAAAAGGGAGCCTTACCGCGGAGTCGCCTGCCAGCTCGTTTGCAGAGAATCGAACCCCCCTCCCTACCAGGGGTTTTGCATCTGCCAGCTAACTCTTTGACCTGCGGTTATGCGCTCTGCAAACACCGCTCACCAGTCGGGTTGGACCCATCTCCGCTGCTCAGGCGGTGTGTCCTGCCGTGCTCGGTTGCACCGGCAGTGAGAGGGCCGAAGGTTGGTCATGTCGTAGGCGAGGTGAGGATGGCTCTCGACGGGTTGGTAGTGGTCGGGCTCGAACGCCTCGGGGGTCTGTGGCGCGGCGGCGTAGTCGATGGGCTGACGACACAGCCAGCACACCGCGCGGGTGGCCTTGCACCGCTGCCGGAACTCACGCTTGACCTTGCGCTCAAGACTGCCGTTGCGCAGGTTGCTCATCGGGTTGTCGCCTACCATCCCAGCTCATGACAATGAAGCCATCCGACATTGAAGATCTCAGGGCCGAGGCGTGGAGCCGCCTCAATGGCGGTGCATCGGCGATCTTCTCGCGGGATGCCGCTGACCATCCGGACGGTGAGCGGCATCTGGAGTACGCGAAGGTACAGGCGTTGCTGTCCATCAGTGCCGAGCTGGGGCTGATACGCGCGATGTTGGAGCGCAAGCAGGGTGGCAGCTAGACCGGTCGCGTTCGGTGCCATGTGCAGTAGGCGGCCATGAGCGCCGAGGCCAGCGCTGGCACGTCCTGCATGGGCAGTTTGTCGGGCACGTTGCGGATGGCCACCGCGTCACCGTGTGGACTGATGGGCACGGTGCCGTCAGACCATGGCTGCGCGGTGATGGGTACTCGGACGTAGCGCCGGCCGGACTCGTAGGACTCGACCTCGGGTAGTGCGATCACCATGTGACCCTTGGTCTTGAGGGCATCGGGGAGCACCGAGGCGATGAGGTCGGCCACCTGCGCTTGTGTGTAGATGACGGTCTCGGTGGCGCCTTCGGCGCCGATGGTCGTCTTACGGGTATGGCCAAACAGGCTCGGGATGGCCTCGATGACCTCACGTATAGCCTTGCGCGCGTCCATCGGGTAGTTCTACGCCGAGGGCCTGACATAGGGGCTCTGGCGGGCCATGATCCCGCATCTTGGTTTCCACCCGGAACTTGTGTCGTACGTTTCCACCGGGGACTTGTTCACCCGCTCTAACCTCTTGAGCTACAGAACCAGCTATCAGGGCGTGATGTGCCGACCCTTGATACGACGAAACCCCCAGCTAGGCCGGGGGTTTCATGCAGTAGATACAGCTCACCTACTGGCATGTTGAGCGCCATTTTGCCACACGCTCGCATCGTCGCTGGTCAGGCACGCTTTGCGTGTCGCGGTCGCTGCGCCCGCACGCGGCGCACATCGCCGATGCGAACCATCTGGTGGCCGTTGGCGTCATGGCCGCGAACCGGCACATGCCCGTTTTGGATCCACCGTTCGATGGTGCGCTGCGGTACGTGCTCATCGAGGCGGGGCAGTACCACGTCCACCAGCTCGCGCACGGTGGCGTTGCGGTCGTCGAGCTCGCCGAGGTTGTGTGCCAGCACGTCGGCCACTATGTGCCCTACACCGCACCGTGGGCACACGATCTGGTTGGTTTGGTGCGGCGCGGTGAGCGCGTATCCGCATCGGGTTGTCCTGTCGCCCTGCTCGGTTCGTTCCTTGAGGACAGCCTCGGGTGCGGGGTCGGTGATGCACGGCCCGATGGTCATCGGCTCCGGCGGGCGATTGACCACGCGGGTGGCAGAGCGGAACACGCGCTCGATCTCATCGCAGATCTCGGCGGCGTTCTCTTGCAGGGCCACGTCGCCAGCGTGCCGGTACAGCCATTTGGCCATGCGCGCCAGGGTGGTCACCGGCAGTGTGTCCTCGCCGCGCTTGCCGGTGTAGGTCGCCCGCAGGTTCTCGGCTGACGGCTCGGGTGCGCGCAACTCCGGTGCCCCGTCGCAGTCGTCGCACAGGGCGCCGGTCGCGGACGTAGGCAGCGCGACATAGCACCGTGCGCAGGCATCCGGCAGTGCAGCGGTCGTTGCATCGGGCACGTACACCCGTGTGGGCTCGGGATCGTTGGCGGGCACGGGGCTTGGCTGCGTGCGGAACTCGGGTACTTGCAGCCCCCGCGTCTCGCACATGTCGCGGATGGTCGTCGAGAGCGCATTGCCGATGCGGTCCAGCTCGTCGCTGGCGCGTCCGTTGACCCGGCCGAGTGCCAGGGCATGCCACAGTGCCGCCTGGTGCCTGTCCCGGTGGTCCCTCGGGGTTGGGGTGGTGTCCTTGTCGCGCGGGAACGGTTCGACGTGGCTCACGAGCGTGTCGTCGCCGTGCAGCACGTCGCGGCGCTCGCCCTTGCGTGCACCGTCGCCCAGGTTCGCCTGCCCGACAGCGGTCTCGGTGAGTCGATCGATCCACCACGGCAGATCAGCCAGGCGCTTGCGCAGCTCCGATATGCACGCCTTGCACACGAACAGATCGGTTGCGCGTTCGCACCGCTTGCACTTGGTCAACAGTTGAATCCCCTTACATCTTGGCGAATTGGACATCGATATCAC